TACGACCGATGCATTCGAGCGCGGGCTCGTCATCGTCATCAAAATCGTCGTCTATCTCAAATTCCACTACGACTTCGAAGTCGGTCTTGATCTCCGGTGGCGGCATCTCCTTGCCTATTGCGGCCTTCCGGAACAGGCCAAGCACTTGGTCTAACCCTGCCATAATCTAGTCTCTCTCGCCTCAGTCGGCACAAGTATTGATGTGTTTTGCAATTGTTACATTTATACCCCCGGTTGCGCCACCCTGTGATGAACAGGATAGGATCCTTGTGGGTGAGCATCCTTTTATATGGGCGGAAGAATCGAGTTCCTGGGTTACGAACGCATTGCCCATTGAATTGATGTCTTATGGGTGCCGAAAGATTTTGGGGTCGTCAGAGAAACCGAGGAATTCTTGCTGATCTTTCCAGGAGAATGGCATGTGTCGGAGACGCTTTAGCTTCTCCGCAGTGAGCTCTATTGGCTGTTTGCCCCCCAATATCGCTTCGACGATATCGGGACCCAAGAACGCGAGCGGAATGAACCGGCTGATGTCCCCCGGATCAACATCATCCGCTTGAGCAATATCCTTGATCGTTTCAGCTTTGCCTTCTGCAAGCCGTTCGAACCACGCGCGAGCGTCACTGACGACTTTTACCAGCTCCGCATCAGGTGCCCGTGGCCGCGTCACCCCAGGAATGATGACCTTGCTCTCAACACCGCGGCGTCGAATGCATAGAGGGAGGTCGATGGTTTCTGGAAAGGTCTGGGATAGATCGTCCATACCAATGTCTGAAAATCCGGTTCTCGATATCTCCAGCCGCAAGTTTCCGGGTTCGATGTTGACCCTTTCCAACAGTGATCGGACCCTCTCTCCCGCCTCAATGGTTCCTTCTTCGATTTCCCGGACCAATTTGGCATCTTCAGGTGCATTGTCGTTCAAGAACGTGACTAAGCCGTCCAAGACGGCCTGCTCAATCTGATCAGCTGGCAACCGCCAGCCGTTCTTCGCATCGGGCTCGTTAATCAGGCGGCTGGAAGTGTAGTAGCGATAACGTCGGCCCTTCTTGTTTGAATAGCTCGGCGTCAGCCGGTCGCCCGACTCGTCAAATAGGAGCCCGGTCAACAAGCAGGCCTGGTTCTTGTTGGAGCGGGACCAGCGACCGCGGCAGTTGCCGTCGAGCATCCGCTGGGCCGCGTCCCAGGTTTGTTGGTCGATTATGGCGTCGTGCTGGCCGGGAAAGGTCTCGTCTCGGTGGGCGATCCGGCCGATGTAGATGGGATTTCGAAGCAATTGGGCCAAGTGCCCGCGCGAAAACGCCTTGCCGCCTCTGGCACCTGTTGGCCGGCGCTTGGTCACGTAGCCGCGCCGCGTAGCTTCTGCCGCAAGATCACGGATCGAACCCAAGTCCAGGTAGAGCCCAAATATCGCTCGGACTGTATCTGCCTCTTCAGAATTGATGACCAGCTTCTTGTCGACGGCGTCGTAGCCGAGCGGCGGCAATCCCCCCATCCACATCCCCTTCTTCTTTGACGCTGCAATTTTGTCGCGGATGCGTTCGGCCGTGACCTCGCGCTCAAACTGTGCGAAGGACAAAAGCACGTTGAGGGTCAACCGTCCCATGGAGTTGGCGGTGTTGAACTGCTGGGTCACAGAGACGAAGGAGACGTTCCTGGAATCGAAAGTCTCAATGATCTTGGCGAAGTCCATGAGCGAGCGGGTCAGACGGTCGACTTTGTACACGATGACGAGATCGACCTTCCCTTTCTCGATGTCGGCCAACAGTTCCTGCAGGGCCGGACGGTCCATAGTACCTCCGGAGATGCCGCCGTCGTCGTAGCGTTTCCGCCGGACGACCCAGCCCCGGCCGCGCTGGGACTGGATGTAGGACTCGCAAGCCTCGCGCTGGGCGTCGAGGCTGTTAAAGTCCTGGTCCAGCCCCTCGTCCGTGGACTTGCGGGTATAGATGGCGCAGCGGATCCGTTTGCTCATAGCCCGAAGAACCTCGGACCCGACCAACGCGCGCCGGTGATGACGCCCGCGATCTTGGAAAGCGATCGATAGGTCTCACCTTCGTACAGGAACCCTTTCTCCAAGACCTCGACCGTATGTGTCACGCCGTGCCATTCGCGGACAAGCCGCGTGCCGGGCGACAAGGCCGTCGATCGACGCGGGGCACTGGACGTGTGAGGCAGCTTGTCTTTTCGTGCCATCCAGGACCGCAACTTCCGTCGGATCGTCGGCTTCAAACCGCCGAACGCCTTCACCTGAACCTGGTAGGCGGCACTGTATTCTAGCAGCCGTCGGCTGACGCCCTTAGGCGGCGGCCGGCCATGGGTCTTCTCCCACCGCTCAATCAGTTCTGCACGCGAGAGACCTGGAATCGCCGAGAGATCCTCGGCGACCCGGTTCTCTTTGGTTTGTCGGCTCATTGGTTGGCGAGCTTGTAGACGGTGACGTCCTTGGCATTCTTCTCTCGCCGGATGTCGTGGCCCTTCTTGCGGAGCCCCGTCAGCGCCGCACGAACACTGTGCGGCTGCCAACCGGTCGCCTTTTGAAGTTGTTCAACAGTAGCGCCCTGTTTTCGCTTGAGCAGCTTCAGGACGGTGTCTTGCTTAGTGGTCTTGGTGACCATGTTTACCTCCATGATCTTGCGCCCGCCCCGTGCAGGCGCTGTCACCACCCGGAGCCCAGGAGGCTTGATGCCGTCTGCCGGGCGGGCGGTTATGGAGGTTTTCCAGAGCCTAGGTGCCCCTCACCGCACGGTCACAGTACTGCTTCCTTGCAGCAGGAAGTCCAGTGGAAAGACACTGGAAATTTCGATCAAATGTTCACCCCCGCGATCGGGAGATCCATTGCCCTCAAGAACTGAACCATACTGTCCACCTGATCGTCGTGTTTCGCAGCGGGAAAGTCTCGGAGTTCCGCTTCAAATGCATCTAACCAGTCAGCCTTGACCGGCAGGACTACACGTCCCTGTTCTATTTTGACCGTCTGAACGGCCGCGCGTGTGACTTTATCTTGAGATACATTCATGGCTCGGAAGTAGGTCGGACCGGACGCATACGCCTTGCTCAATTCAGATTTGTAGAACTTGCTGTATAGCGCTTGGCCGATGTGCGAAGCCTCAAATATAACCAGTCGAGGCTTGTACTGGATCGCAAGTGCATGGACCGCCTTCTCAAGGTCCACATATTCGAGCTTCTCGCGGAAAACATCGACGAGATAATAGATGTCACCCTGTTTGAGCCAGGTCGTGCAGACAGAATAATCGCTGGTCACGGAGGCGGTCACCGCGGGATCCCAGCTCTGGACGTAATATTCGCAATGATGCAGCGGCGGGAGCTCCGAACACCGCTTGAACTGTTCGATCTTGAACACGTTACCGCCGGGAAGCGTCGGTTCCTGCAGCCACTGGCCTGCAAACACCATCTCGCCCACATCGGACCGGAGCTGCGCTAACGTTTCAAGATCCTCGCGTTCAGGATCCAAGGGGTCTCCCGGCTGGCGCTGGAAGAATTGGTTCGGACCGATCTGGATAGACTCCTGGGTGGTTGCAAGAGCCGAGAGCTTCAGATGTTTCCAGCCGCCCTTCCCCAAGACATACCCAGTTGTATCCTCAGGGTGGAGACGCTGCTGGACCATGATCATGGTGCCGTCCTTCTTGTCGTCCAGTCGGCCCAAGAGCGTATTGTCCAGATACTCGTTGATCTTCTTCCGCCGCACTTCACTCATGGCTTCCTCGGGCTTCATCAGATCGTCACCGATGATGATGTCAGCACCAAATCCCATGGCGGAACCGCCGGTGGTAACGGCCTTACGGCCGCCTCCTTTCGTGGTCTTGAATACGATCTCCGTGTTTTTGCCCTTTTTGATTTTGGTTTTGGGGAACACCCAAGCATAAAAAGGCGTAAGCATGAGATCGCGAGTCAAGTTGTGGAGCTCGATGGCGAGCTCACCAGCGTAACTGACCACCATGATCTTCCGCGTCGGATCCAAGCCCAGAAGAAAGGTAACTAACAGGACCGAGACCAACGTCGATTTATAGTGTCGGGGCGGCACATTGATGACCAACCGCGTCGTCTCTCCGGTTAGCACGCGTTCAAGCTCCCAGATGATCGCCCTGATGTGCGGGACGTCACGATAAGGGCGTCCAGGATAGAGCTCTTCGACCGCCCGGCGGCAAAACGCACCAATGTTGGTCGCATAGTGGATGCGCAAAGCTTCCTTGTCCGAGATATTCATTTTGAACCTCCTTCGTTTTCGTCAGATGCCGCCGAAATCACGGCGGCTTTAAATTCGTCTAGAACTTGCAGATCGGTCTTTGTTAGCTCCATTTCCTCGCCTTCCACGTCGTCAGGCGTCATGAGCCTCATGACGAGATTGAGCACCGTATTCGCGGCCTTGGTGTCGCCCTGAAGCGCTTTTGCCGTGAGAGCCTTGAGCATGGCGCGCTGTTTCGAGACCTTCTTGGTCTTGCCCTGCTCCTTGATCGGGATCTTTTCGCCGAGTTCTTCGGCTAAATCGGTTTTCAGGTTCTTGGTGCCCTTAGGACGGCCCTTCGGATTGCCCGACTGACCAGGTTTGAATCGGCCATCCGGCGGAGGTTTGCCATAGCCGACCTCGTACTCTTTCATGGCCATGTCACGCCTCCCCTTCGTTCGAGGGCGGCGGGAGCAGAAGCTGGCCGCCGTTGCGCATCTCGCCAATCCCCTCGAAGGTCATGCCGGTGGCAGCGTGTCGAGCCTGGTTGCCGGTGAAGGCTTCCCAGCGGCGAACGATGACG